GGATCCCAATTCAAGTGACTATTGGGAGGAGTTAGATAACCGCTTGCTAAAACGGTTACCGCATAGATATAATGTTAATCATGACGAGAGGTCTTCTCGCAAACCGAGAAGTATTGTGACGGGTTCAGGACGCGAAAACATCGCCTCTAGTGGCGGCAGAAACTCATTTACTCTATCCCCAGAGCAAGTGAGAGCCATGAAAGATGCTGGCTTTTGGGATGACCCAAACAAGCGAGCACGAATGATTAAACGTTACGCAACTGAATCTAAACAATCTCAAGGTTATAGGAGTTAAAAATGACAGAATCTCGTTTAAAGAAATCTCTCTCCGCTGGTGGTCGTGAGACCCGATCTTCGCAAGATCTAGAACGCGCTGCCCCCGAAGAGAAGTTCATGTCGTCTCAGGAACGTCGCAAGATGTGGAGTGATGAGTGGACACAAAGCGCATTGCCCAAGACGCCAGAGTTAAAAGGATGGCATCTTTGCTGGTTATCGACAACTAATAGTTACGACAGTATTGATAAGCGTATTCGGATAGGTTATGTTCCCGTTAAAGCCGAGGAATTTCCAAACTTTGAGAACTATCGCGTAAAAGCTGGAGAACACACTGGTTTTATTGCGTGCAACGAGATGTTGCTCCACAAGATCCCGATGGATATATATCAGGATATTATGGCGCACTTCCACCACGATGCACCACTTGAGGAAGCGAACAAGATTCGACTTCAAGCGGAGCAGCAAGTTGGACGCGATAGCAACGGTAAAGCGTTGGGTCGAATTGAAGGCGAAGGATTGGACAACATTGATAAACGTGTAGAGGCCCCAATTTTTTAATGGCCAATACACATCGAACTTAAAGGAGTAAGACTATGTCTTCTACAAATGCTCCGTTCGGTATGCGCCCTGCGTTCCACCCATCCGGTCTGGATCGCGCTCAAGCGCTTGCTGACGGTATCGTCTCTGGTTATTCCAGCAACATCCTGAAAGGTCAACCCGTAAAGTTGGCTACTACTGGCGTGATCCAAATCGCTGCTGCTGGTGATTCGTTCCTCGGTGCCTTTGCTGGCGTTGAGTGGACTGACACTACTGGCCGTCGTCGCGTATCTAACTACTGGCCCGCTAGCACTGCATACCAAACTGGTTCATGCATTGCTTATTTCTACAGCGATCCTAACATCGTGTATGAAATCCAAGCTGACGGTTCTTTGGCACAAACCTCTGTTGGCGACATGGCCGACTTGAGCAACACTACCGCTGGCAGCAATGTCACTGGTTTGTCTCAGTGCACACTTTCCACAACTCTGGTTGGCGCTGGCAACAGTGCACAGATGCGTATTGTGGACTTGGCTCCCCTAGTGGACAACGCTTGGGGCGATTCATTTACGGTTGTACGTGCTGTGATCAATGAATCACAGTTCCAAGCATCCACTAACGCTGTTTAAGGAGGCGAATCATGGCAGCTCCAATGAGAAGTACGGACTTTCGTTCGATTGTTGAACCTATCCTGAACGAATGCTTCGACGGCGTTTATGATCAGCGCACTGATGAGTGGAGCCGTGTGTTCCGCGAGCAGGAAGGCATCCCACGTAACTACCACGAAGAACCCGTCCTGTACGGTTTCGGTGCAGCACCTCAGTTGCCAGACGGCACCCCAGTGTCGTACCAACAAGGTGGCGTGTTGTTCCTCCAGCGCTATGTCTACCAAGTCTTTGGTTTGGCATTCGCTTTGACCAAAGTTTTGGTTGAGGACGGTGACCACATCCGCATCGGTCAAGTTTATGCTCGTCACTTGGCTCAGTCTTTGATTGAGACCAAAGAGACTTTGTCGGCAAACATTTTGAACCGTGCGTTTAACTCGGCCTACCCAGGCGGCGACGGCGTACAACTGAACAGCGCTTCACACCCTATCGTGAACGGCACTACAAGCAACTTGTTGGCTACTGCTGCTAACTTGTCACAAACCTCTCTTGAGCAAATGTTGATCCAGATCCGTCAGGCTGTGGACAACAACGGCAAGAAGATCCGTTTGGTGCCACGTCAACTGGTGGTTGCTCCTGGCAACGTGTTCCAAGCTGAAGTTTTGCTGAAGTCTGTTCTGCGTGCTGGTAATGCAAACAACGACATCAACCCCATCAAATCTATCGGTTTGCTGGACGAGGGTGCTGCTGTTCTGTCACGTTTGACCAACCCAACCGCATGGTGGGTTCAGACTGATGCTCCAGAAGGCATGAAGCTCTTGATGCGTCGTAAGCTTGAGAAAACCATGGAAGGCGATTTTGAAACCGACTCCATGCGTTACAAGGCTACCGAGCGTTACCAAGTTGGTTTCACCGACTGGCGTGCAATGTACGGTACTCCCGGCGTTTAAAGCAAGCAGGGGCTGGCATAAAACCCAGCCCCTTATTTTTAATTTTTGGTCAAACTTTTCAAGGAGCAGACCATGCCTCAATTTTCAGATGATCTTTTTCTAGGCCCAGCCGAGACCTACATGGGTACGGGCTTGCGCAACTACTCTACTACCGCAATCGGTGGTACTGGTGGTTCCTCTTCTTCAACACTAACAATCACCTCTGTGGGCTTTGGCGCACCGATTACTGTTGGTATGTTTGTTGATGGTGCTGGCGTGACTGACGGTACTTTTATCACTGCCTTTGGCACTGGTACTGGTGGCGCTGGTACTTATACCCTCAATCAAGCAATCAACATTGCAAACACTGTTGCGTTGACTTTGCATGACTTAGAGTCTTTTGACAATCCATCTCCAATGAGTTTGGGTGTTGGCCCCTTGGGCCGCATCTATGTGTGGGATGTGGTTCCTCAAGCCGCCGTGGCAAACAACATCGCCGCTTCGCAAACCCCTGCCGCCGCTGGTGCATTGACCTTAACGGCTGGAACCAATGTGAAGTCAGTCACCACAGCCGCTGGTGTCTCCGCGCTTGCGTTTGATGTTCCTCGCGGCGTTAGCGTAACAACGGCAACTGCCGCTGTTGCTACTCTGTCAAGTGTGGCTGTAACTGGTACTGGTGGTCAGATTTCCTACACCTCGCAAGCAGGTTTGGTAACTGGTCAACGCGTGACTGTGTCAGGTACGTTGAGTGGCACTGCAACCATTACTGGTTACAGCAACCCAACAACTTATATCTTGACCGCTGTGACAGCGACTACCGCAACCTTGACTACTACAGCAGGCGCGGCAGTTGTGACCACCGCAGGCACGACAACTGGTTTGACTTTCACTTTGGGTGTGGCTCCTGTAACCGTAACCGTGTCTGGTTTTGATGTTTACGGTCAAGCAATGAGCGAAGCAATCACCTCCAGCGCCGCTGTAAGCACCGCCGTGAGTGGATTGAAAGCCTTCTACCTTGTCTCCTCTGTAACCGTGAGTGGCGCTACTGGTACCGCTCTGACTGTTGGTTCAACCAACGTGTTGGGTTGTCCAGTTCGCGTTCCTAACATTGCTTATGTGGCAAGCGTCAAGAGCAACAACGCTTTGGCGCAAGATGGTGGTATTTTCGTGGCCGCTGATACTGCAACTGCTACGACCACTACTGGTGATGTTCGCGGTACATACGCCCCTGCCACTGCGTCGAACGGTATTGTTCGCACAGTAACGGCAGTCTTGTTGCCAGCAATTGCCGTTGGCCCTAACGCAACTCGCGTTGGCGCTCTTGGTGTTAACCAAAACCTCGTTTCCTAAAAGGAGAGCAACATGGGTCAATTTAAACCAATGGTCAAAATGATGACCACCGAGCCTTCAGTAGAGCTGAAGCTCAAAAAGGGCGGGGAAGTTAAAAAAGCTATGGGTGGTGCAATGCCAGCCGTATTGCCTTCCGCTATGCCCGCACGCGGCGGCATGATGCCCGCTGCTCGTCCTGCCAAGCCCTCATTGGCAGCCCGTCGTAAAGCCATGGCTGTTCCTCCACCCATGATGAAAAAAGGCGGTGAAATGGAGTCCAAAGCCACCCACAAAGCCGAGATGGCCAAGATGGGTAAAATTGAGAAAGAGTTAAAATCTCACGAAGGCAAACCTGCTAGCAAAGCTCACAAAGGCTTGAAGACTGGCGGCGTTGCTAACGCTCAAGGCGGCTACAAAGATGGCGGCATCATCAACACCGAAAATCAAGGTGGAGCTTACCGCGACACCAAGATGCACACAGCCAAGCCTGATAACTCTCCAGCCAAAACTGGTAAAGTGAAAGAAGGCAATGGCGGTGGTTATGCTACCGGTGGCGTTGCTAAATCCAATGCTGGTGGCTACAAAAAAGGTGGTGCCACAAAAAAGTTTGCTAGGGGCGGAGCAGTTCAGGACGATGGAGCGGCTGTAGAAATGCCGCAAGGAAATAAGCGTCCAGCACGCCCCGTTAGCATTAACCAACTTTCTGGAACCTATAAAAAAGGTGGTTCAGTAAAAAAGTATGACACGGGCGGTGCAGTTGATCCTGTAATCGCTCGTGAAACCAAGCGCATGGAAGCTGAGAAAGCTGCTGAGAAAGCAGAGAACGAAGCTACGCGTGAAGCAATTCTTGGATTCCCCAAGCGCATTTATGAAGGCGTAAAGGGACTTTTTACCAGCCCAGAGAAAAAGCCTGGCAGCGTAACTAAAACCGAGAAGTCTGTGACGGTTTCCCCCGCTAAAAAGCGTGGCGGTTCTGTAGAGTGCTAAGAGTGGGGGCTTCGGCCCCCGCTTTTAATTGGAGAAATTTATGGGGACTTATTCTTCCGCAACGCGTCAAGGCACATTTGAGCCTTTTGAACTGCAAGTTGCTCGTGGCCAAGTTGATGGTCACACAGGCATAGAGATTTTTGGTTACACACCAAATATTGCCAACACGGCCCAAGGCCCAATGTGGGAAGGTCAAACCCAATCTGGTGGTTTGTATGTATATCCATCCGTTGCCGCGCCATTGGTTTTGGTAAGTGATTCTGCAACTGACAACACTGCTCGCTCTGTTGTGATTGATGGCTTGGGCGCAGGTTTTATTCCTTTGACCGAGACAATTGCGTTAAACGGAACAACTAGCGTGACTACCACCAATTCCTTCCTGCGAATCAATGGTATGTCAATGCTCAATAGCACGAACACTGGCAACATTACGGCGTCCATCAGCTCAACCGTGTACGCCAAAATCAATGCTGGTGTTGGTCAGACCCAGATGTCGATTTACACCGTTCCTGCTGGTTACACTTTCTACTTGTCTTACATCCAATATGACGCCGCAATTGGATTCACTTCAAGCGCTTATATGACGGGTCAAGAATACAACAAGTTTAATGCCGGTACAAATAATGGCTTGATCACAGTAACACACCAGACTGTTTTTGTGCAAAAACAAGAGACACCATTTACTGCGCCAATCCCGCACCCAGAAAAGACAGACATTCAATTTTGCGTTAAGTCTAGCTCTGGTGGCCCATTGACTTGTAGTATGTATGCAAGTGGCATCTTAATTAAAAATCCAGATTGACAGCCATGCCTAGCAAATCAGCATCCCAACACAGGTTAATGCAAGCAGCAGCCCACACAAAAGGTGGGTTTGGTGGCGTCCCACAAAACGTCGGTAAAGAATTTGTCAAAGCCGACAAAATGAAAGATGGCGGAGTAGTTCAGTCTTTAAAAAAAGCTGGTTTTTATGAAGATGGCAAAAGCAAACCAGAGCGTTTAAAAATTGTCAGCCAAGCAACTACTAAACCTGAAAGGTTGGAAATTGTGGAAAAATTATTTTCAGACAAAAAGATGAAGAATGGTGGTTTGTATGCCAACATCAACGCAAAACGTGAGCGCATAGCCGAAGGTTCTGGAGAGAAAATGCGTAAGCCTGGGAGCAAAGGCGCTCCAACGGCTAAAGACTTTAAAGAGTCAGCAAAGACCGCCAAAATGAAAGAGGGTGGCCCAAGCCTAGCAGTTGGCCGCGGAGAAAAGCTGTCCGTAGACAAGGGTGCTGGATTGACCGCCAAAGGTAGGGCTAAGTACAATCGTGAGACAGGAAGTAATTTGAAAGCTCCGCAACCACAAGGTGGTGCTCGAAAGGACTCGTTCTGCGCCCGCATGTCAGGTGTTGTAGAGCATTCAAAAGGTGACGCTCCAAGGGCAAAAGCATCCTTGAAGCGTTGGAACTGCCCAGGATGGTGAGGTAACGAATGGCTTATTCAGGCACAGTTGGAGAGACCGTTATCAGCGTCCAAGATCTGATTGATCATGGTGCGCGTCGATGCGGCAAATTGGCCGAAGAGCTTACCTCGGAGCAAATCGTATCTGCTCGCCAGTCTTTATATTTCTTGCTGTCGCACCTTGCCAATCAAGGCATCAACTATTGGGCAATTAACAAGAAGGTGTTTGGTCTAAAGGCTGACCAATACATCTATACCATGCCCGTGGGATGTGTAGACGTTCTGAACGTGCTGTATCGCTCCATGAACCGACCTTCTGGGTCATACACAACCTCTGCTGGTGGAGTAATTGCAAATGTTTACGACTCCGACATTGATACAGTTTGTCAACAAACAAGCGCCAATGGCAACATATCTGTTAATTACGGCACCAATAATCCCATATACGCTGGCTCTATTGGCTTTTTACCCTATGTTGCTGGGGGTGGATCGGCTACTTGGTCGATCACGCTAGAGTATTCGGTTGATGGCGTTACATGGAACACCCTAAACAACCTTGGGGCCATACAAGTTACTGACAATCAGTGGGTGTGGACTGACATTGACCCTGGTCAATCGGTCATGTACTACCGAATCCGTGCTTATAACAACACAACATTGGCCCTGCGCGAGTGGTTTGTGGGCAATAACAGCCGTGAAATCCAAATGTCACGTCTAAATCGTGATGATTACACCAATTTGCCCAATAAAAACTTCACAGCCAACCAGCCGTTTCAGTTTTGGTTTGATAGAACCATCCCACAGCCTACTGTTTACCTATGGCCAACGCCTAGTGACCCATTTATTCAGATGACAGTCTGGTATCAACGTCAAATTATGGACGTTTGATCGCTTTCTGGTGAGCTAGAGATACCGCAGAGGTGGTATGAGGCCGTTCAGATGATGTTGGCGCACAGAATGAGCATGGAATTGCCCCAAGTTGACGTTGGACGCATCCAATATCTTGAAAAGATGGCTGATAAGTACCTATTTGAGGCGCAACAAGAAGAACGCGATAAGTCGCCCATCTACTTTGCGCCTAATATTTCTTGCTACACTCGATGAGTACACAGGTCTATTGGATTCGAGCGCAACACCACTCTGACATTACGTCTGAGGGGTATGTTGGCGTCTCCAAAAATGCCAACAAACGATGGATGTATGGACATTTTTGGTCTCACCGCAAGGGTAGGCACGAAAACCCTCATCTTACAAACGCAATTTCCAAATATGGGTGGGACAATTTAATCAAAACGGTTGTTGTAATCTCTACTGAGACTTGCTGCTACGAACTTGAAGCAAAGCTTCGCTCCAGCGAAAACATTGGCTGGAATATTGCTGTTGGCGGAGGTAAACCGCCAGTTTCCAAATCCCGTGGCAAAGATTACGTCAGCCCACTAAAAGGAATCCCTCGACCTACGCCTTGGCTTGTTGGTAAAGCCA